TGAAAAAGAGCCGCATTGACAAGTGGGGACAGGAGGTGTCTATCAGGCGCATGGCGTCGGGCAAAGCCTGCAAAAAGGCAGAGCCTGCGGCAAGTCAAAGCGTGGACGACGCGCCGCTCCGCGAGCTTGAAACCTACAAGCAGGAATACCGCCTCGCGGCAGCGGCGAACAGGCAGCTTGCGGACGCGCTCGACAAGGCACGAGAGGAGAACAAAATGCTCCGCCTGCAAATCTTCGCGTTCGTCCGCAATTCCGCCGTCCTGCCCGTCGGCAGGCGGCTCAACAAGAGCGAGCAGGAGATCACCGACAAGACGTTTGAGACCATAGAGGCGGCAAAAGCTATGATCGACGTCGAGGCGGTCAAAGCAGCTATGAACTTGGCGACCAAAAGGGAAAACAGGTTCAACAACGCCGATTAAGACTATCGGCAGAATGGAGGAAACAGGCTTATGCCAAAACCGAAATTGTATTTTCAATTCGAGTTGCCGTCATCGGTCGTCGAGATCGTCAAGACGGTATGCGCCGACTACACCCGCAGAGAACGGGCGATAAAGTACGGCAATGTTACAGGCGCGGTTTTGGCGCGATATGTGGAGCTCAATGCAATCATTGACGCCGCTTTGGAGGAAATCGAGGTTGGTATCAGAATGGATATGCTGCGAGACATTCAGAACAGGCGCGGCTACGACTTTTCGCCCGCCTCCTACTGCATATCAAAGAATACATATTACAAGCGAAAAAAGAAACTTATCTACGACATCGCAAAAAATCTTGCGCTCGTATAGTTTATATATATACTCTGTATATAATACTCTTGTAAAGCAGAAATGTAAGTAGTTATATACAAGTATATAGGACGTCGAGCAAAGCCACGCCGAAGCATAATAAATTGCGACTAAAAGCGTAAAAGTGTGTGGTAAGATAGTAAGTAGATAATGTGCCGAATACCCTTTGAGGTTAGAGCCCTTTTATTCCGAAACGGAGTAACAGGGCTCATTTTGTTTTTTATCGGAGGATAGACAGAATGAGTCAGACAAAAAAGCCCGCAGGGACGAAAAAGAGAAACACCAAAGGTCAATTCGTCAAGGGCAATAAAATCGGAGAGGAGACGCGCTTTCAGAAAGAGAATGAGGCGGCGTGCAAGTACAAAGAGGAATACTGCGACAAGCTCATGGAGTTCTTCAATCAGCCCGACGTCGATATTCAGTACAAAGAGGTGTACAACGCAAAGGGCGAGGTGGTTTCAAGGACGCCTATCATGCTGCCTGCGGCTTATCCGACGTTCGAGCTGTTTGCGGCGAGTATCGGTGTAACGACGGGGACGCTGAAAAATTGGTGCGAACAGCACCCCCGATTTAAGGACTGCTATGCACGCGCGAAAGAAATACAGCTCGGCAAACTCACGTCAAACGCCCTGCGCGGGCTGTACAACCCGATCTATGCGAAGTTCGAGGCGGTGAACAATCACAATCAGAAAGACAAGCAGGAGGTTGAGACGAACGTCTCGGGCGTAGGCTTGGACGACAAGACGCGCGCGCTCATCGAGCGGGTGGAGAGGCGGCTCCATGACGGGGAAAAGAAAGAGTAAAGCCGCCGCCGTCAATTACAACGACTATATACGGGACATCATGCGGGCAGAGTTTGAGTATTGCCGTAACGACGTCGTTTATTGGGCGAACAATTACTGCGTCATCGAGGACAAAGACTCTCCCGAGATCATCATTCCTTTCAGGGGGTGGGAGGCGCAGAATCAGACGCTCCGCGACTTCGATACGCACCGCCTTAACCTGATACTCAAAGCCCGACAAATGGGCATAACGTGGATCGCGCTTTACTACTGCACGCATGACCTCGTGTTCAATCTCGGGCATACGGTCGTCGCTCTCTCAAAGACAGAGGACGACGCAAAAGAGCTTGTACGCCGTATGAGCGTCATTCTCGATAATCAGCCCGAGATTTTACGGGCGGGCGGCTTGGTGTGGCGCGCGACGGCTACATCGGTGCTCATAACGGATATGAGCGGCAAGCTCGTCTCGACGTTCAAAGCCTTCCCCTCGTCGCCGTCGGCAGGTCGTTCCTTTACGGGTAACATTCTACTGCTCGACGAGTGGGCGTTTCAGGAGTATGCAGAGGAGATTTGGACTTCGGCGTACCCGACAATCAACCGACCGACGGGCGGTAAAGTCATCGGCTTATCCACAATCAAAAAGGGCACGCTCTTTGAGAGCCTGTGGATAGAGGACAACGCCTTTCACAAGATATTCCTCTCCGTGTTTTCTGATCCTCGCAGAACGCAGGAGTGGTACGAAAGAACAGCCAAAGATTTGGGCGTCATGGTTAAGCAGGAGTACCCGCGCACGGCGGAGGAGGCTCTCTCTAACCTCGGAGGCAGTTACTTCCCCGAGTTCGATTACAGCAAGCACACCTGCGAGCCGTTCCGAATCCCCGAAGATTGGACGATTTACAACACGTTGGACTACGGGCTCGATATGTTCGCACATTACAAGGTGGCAATCAGCAACGACAATATCGCCTATGTATTCCACGAGATATACCAAAGCGGACTTATCATCTCGGACGCGGCGGCAAAGGTCAAACTTGCAGAGCTACGAGAGAATGAGGACGGGAGCGTGGAGACTTGGTATAAGCCGAAACTGCGGCTCGCGCCTCCCGACTTGTGGAATCGCTCGCAGGAGACGGGCAAGAGCAGGGCATTGTTGTTTGAGGAGAACGGGCTCGAACTTGTGAGGTCGAACAATGACCGCCATGCGGGTTGGCTCGCTATCAAAGAGCTGCTCAAAGAGCGTGTCGCGCCGAACGGAGAGACCTATACGCGGTTAAAGATATTCCGCACCTGCACAAACCTCATACGAACGCTGCCGCAGCTCCTTATCGACGAAAAGGATCCCGAGGACACGGCAAAAGAGCCGCACGAACTCACGCACGCGCCCGACGCCCTGCGTTACTTCGCAATCTATTGGACGCAGCCGCCGCAGCCGAAAGCTCCGAAAAAGGTCAAGTACCGTCCTGACATCATGGAGGACTACCTGAACGCGAGCGAGGAGGAGCGGCAGATTATCATTAAACGGTATGGAGAGCCATTGCTATGAAAATTGATTTGAACGGAAACACAAAACTGTCCTTTTTCAAGGACTTGTACGACGACGCACGCGCAAATTCTGACGTGCTTTACGAAAAGCTCAAACAGCACCTCGAACAGTACAAAGGCAGCCCGAAAATCGACGGCTCCGAGGTGGACGCTTCGCAGGTGCGCAACGTAACCTATGAGCTTGTGGAAAGTCAGGTAACAAGCTATCTGCCGAATCCGTCCGTATCGCCGAAAATGTGGAGCGAGCAGAACGAGCGGAACGCAAAGAGCATTGAAACCCTGCTCCAAAACAAGCGCAACGAGCTCCCGTTTGAAAAGCTCAACGACATGGACGAGCGTTTCAACCCGATCTACGGCGGCTCCGTGTGGCTCATCGAGTGGGACAACTCAATCACCACGCATAACACGGTGGGCGACGTTCGTATAAGCTGCCTTTCGCCGCAGAGGTTTACGGGGCAGCCGAGCATATACGACATCAAGGACATGGAGTATTGCTTTATTCAGTTCGAGACGACGAAAGAGGAGATCGTGCGCAAGTACGGCGTTACGTTTGACGTTGCAGACGAGGCGGAGAACGATGACAACGCGGACGACAAAACCGCAACGCTGTATATCTGCTATTACAAGAACGATCAGGACAAGGTTTGTCAGTACATTTGGTCGGGCGACACGGAGCTCTCGGACATCGAGGACTATTTTGCCCGCAAGCGGTACATCTGCACGAAGTGCGGCAAGCGCAAAGAGCTCTGCACTTGCGAAAAGCCCGATTACGAGCTGCAAGACGAGGACTACGAGGAGATCGTGCGAGATATTCAGCGTTCCGACGGCACCATAATTCCTGCGGAATGCGAGGTCATCAAGGACGGGCAGGTCGTCATGGAGACCGTCAAACAACAGGCGGTGGACGAGACGGGACAGCCGATTTTCGATGATTCGAGCGGTATGCTCATGCCTCTGCTTGTGGACGTGCAGGTGCCGAAAATGCAGCCGACAAAGCTGCCGTTCTATACGCCGAATATCCTGCCTATCGTCATTCGCAAGAATACCTCGGAGGAGGACAGCCTGCTCGGACAGTCGGACTGCGAGTTCATACGCCCGCAGCAACAGGCGATCAACAAGATTGAGAGCCGTATCAACGAAAAGCTCCTCGGCGCAGGCGTTTATCCCATTGCGCCCGAGAATGCGCCGATAGAGTACGACAACTCCATTTTCAAAAAGGTTTTCCGTGCAAATCAGAGCAATTTCAAACTGTTCGGCAAGCTCGATTTGCAGGTCGATATTTCCCGCGACATCGCGCAGGCAGAGCGGCTGTACGATCAGGCAAAGCGTATTCTCGGCATTACGGACAGCTTTCAGGGGCAGTACGATTCAAGCGCGCAGAGCGGCAAGGCAAAGCAGATTCAGGTGCAGCAGGCGGCGGGGCGTCTCGACAGCAAGCGGCAGATGAAAAACGCCGCGTATGCCGAGATAGATCAGATTATCTTTCAGTATTATCTCGCATACGCCGATGAGCCGCGTCCTGCAACGTATAAGGACGCGCAGGGGCGTATGCAAAACCGCCTTTTCAACCGCTATGACTTCATCGAACGCGACGAGGCGGGCGAGTGGTACTACAACGACGAGTATCTGTTCTCCGCGGACGCTTCAATCGACGTTGACAAGCAACGCGAGCTCTTATGGGAGGAGAACAGAAAGAACTTTCAGCAGGGCGCATACGGTAACCCGCAGCTCCCGCAGACGCTTCTCATCTTTTGGCAGAACATGGAGCAGGCGCATTACCCGTGGGCGCATGAGAACGTCGAACGTATCAGAGACGAGATCGCGCGGCAGCAAGAGCTTCTGCTCGCACAACAGAAGGCGGCGGCTGCGCAGCAAGACCTCGACAAGGAAAAGCAGAACAGGACGGCTTATGAGGCATACCTCATGTCTCAAATAAATAACGGAGGGCAGGCAAATGGCGGTCAGCAGTAAATTCACGCAAAAATCACTTTTCGGGGGCGGCTCCACCAAAAGCAATACTCCCAAAATTGATACCTCATACGGCGCAAATCTCGGCGGCGGGCAGCAAAACAATATCGTCAATCTCCCGACTTTATCGGGCGGCGGCAACAGCGGCGGGCTTACTGCCGCAAACGAGAACGTGTTGAAAAAAACGCTCGGGAACACTCCGACAGTAACGATCCCGCAGAATCTCACCTACCAAAACAACCTCAAAAATATGACGGGAATTATCGGACAAGGCGGTGCGAGCGGAGGCGTTACGGACGAGGGAGTTATTGTCGGCAACCCGAACGTGGAGAAAATGCCTACGATCAACAGGACGACAGCAAGCGGAAGCAAGCCGCAAACTTCTCCGATGACTTACGGGCAGCAGCTCGCCGCCGCAGCGCAACAGCAGACGCCGACGGAGAGCACCCCCGATACATCGGGCGGAGCGGGCACAACGGGCTCCGCGGGCGCGACAGGAGGCTCTACGACGGGCAGCGGAGAGGTCGATACATACGAGGAGTTCTTGCTCAAACAGGAGGGCTTTTACAAAGAACAGCTCGACAAGCTCAATGCGCAGATTGAGCAGAACAAGCAGAACGCCTTGCAACAGGCAGAATCGGAGCGTGAGCGCGCCGTCATCGACGCAAGGTCAAGCTACGAGCAGAACAAAGCCACCTATGGAGCGAACGCGGAACAGCTCGCCGCTATGGGGCTTTCGGGCAGCGGGTACAGCGATTATCTCAATCAGCAGGCTTACGCCACGCAGAGAGCAGAGACGCAGAACGCAAACGCGCAGGCGGAGGCTACAAAACTTGCGGCGGAACAGCAGGCAAACTCCGACAAGCTCAACGCAGAACTTTCTTACGCCGAGAATATGCAGGGGAACGCTGAAAAGCTCGCGCAGTATCAGCAGCAGAAAGCGGAGGAGGCAAAAGCCGAGGAGGAGCAGAAAAAGCAGTATTACGCCGCGTTACTTACTTCGGCAAATACGGGCGAGTACACCTCCGAACAGATCGCCTCTCTTGGCGCGCAGTACGGGCTCGACGAGGCGCAGATTTCGCAGTTGCAGGCGGCGGCGGACAAGTACAAGTCGGATCAGCAGTCTTTGTCTTACACGGAGGCGTTGCAGATGATTTCCGATTATGGCGCAGACCTCGATGTCTCGTATTTGGAAACGCTGCTCAATACGGGCTCTGTTTCGCAGGAACAGTATGATCAGCTTATGGCGCAGTACAGCAAAGAGCTTATCGAGAGCGGAGATTTGGCGAACGAAGATACGGACAAAATCGACGACCTGCACCAAAGCGGGCAAATCAGCGAGGAGGACTACAACAAGCAAAAAGAGCAATGGAACTCTCAAATCGACACCTCCGACGCATTTTTCAATTCGGGCTCCATGTCTGCGTCCGAGGCGAAAAAGCAGCTTGATAAAATTCTCAATAATGAGTGGACGAGCGAGGAGAACAAAAAGGCGTTGCAGAAAACCTATGACAGCCTTTACAAAGTGGTTACAAATGATGTCAGATTCAATAATGACGGCGGTTGGTGGATATTCGGCTCTACCGATATGGACGACGTCGGCAACAACTTCTCTCTGATCGACAATAGCGGCTTCAAGTACCGTATCGAGTCGGGAGGTAAGGTAACAGATTCGGCGATAACAAGCATTGCGCGCGATGTTGCCGACGGATCTATTTTCGGTTTGCGTGGTCAGATTTACTACAAAAAGGACGGCAATGTTTATCTTGTGCGCAAGCGCGAAAACAGCTACGGAGACCACTACACGAAGCTCTACAACAAGTTCTTCGGATAACAGATTTCGAGGTGTATTTATATGGCAGATACGACGAAAAGACTCTCTACGTCCCTTGCGGAGTTCTATTCGCAGCGCGCGGCAGAAAAGCGGTATGAGCGCGAGCAGGAAGAACAGCAAAGGGAGTATGAACGGGCATTGGCAGAACAAGCCGCTGCGCAGGCGGCGGCACAAGCTGCCGCAGAACGTGAACAGAATCAAGGCGGCTTTCTCGGCGGTATAGGGTATGCGTTTGAAAAGATAGGTTTAGGCTTTTTGAGCGGTATCGAGGGCATTTGGGACTATGCCGCAGGCGGGCTTGCGAAGCTGTTTGGCGCAGACGATTGGGCTGAACAGCAGATAGCAAACGATTGGGTGAACTACAATCACGCGGACGAATGGTTTAACCCCTCGGAGGGTTGGCAGTTTGTCGGCGATGTTGCGGGCGGTATCGGTACGAGCTTGCCCGCAATCGCAGGTGTCGCCGCAGCGGGCGCAATTACGGTTGCGTCGGGTGGTACCTTGTCTCCCGTGGCTGCAACGCTCATTGCGGGCAGTATTGCAGGCTTGGGCGCGGCAGGGCGTGCGACGAAAGAGGCATACGACCAAACGGGCGAGCTTACGGGCAAAGAGTTTGGTTACGGCGCATTGTCGGGCTTTACGGAGGGCGCAATGGAGGGCGTTTCAACCGCTCTCGGCGCGGGCATTGGCTCCGTTACAAAGAGCATAGCAAAGTCTTTTGGTAAAGAGGTTGCGAAGTCTGCTACGCGCAACACCTTACTCAAAGGCGTTGTAAAAGGTTTTGCGGGCGAAGCGTTCGAGGAGGGCGTTCAGGCAATTCTCGATCCCGTGTATAAGCGCATGACCTACGATCCGAACGCGAAAAACGCAACCTTTCAGGAGGTCGCGTATGCTGCTCTTGTCGGCGGTTTGAGCGGTGCCATTATGGGCGGCGGAGATGTCGCCGTCAGGAATATCCGCGGGACAGTGAGAGGAAACACGCTTGTCAACGAGGGCAAGTCGGGTGACGTCATCACCACGGCGGAGCAGATTTCGTCTTATCAGACGGAAAATCAGACTGATTACGAGACGTTTCAGGTCGTGCAGAACACGCTTGACGAGCTGAAAACGAGCCTGCAAAAGACGGACGGCGAAGTGCGCACGGTGCGGCAGAAAATGCTGCTCGGCGTGCTTGAACAGGCGAACACCTCCGCCGCCTTTGAGCCGATTGTTACGGCAAGCGCGGAGAATATCTACAACAACGCCGAAACGGTCGCGGCGCGCCTTAACGAGCTCGGGTATCAGGATCAGAACGGCAAGCCGATTCAGGTTACGGCGGAACAGATCAGAGAGGGTATCGACACGACGGACGCAAAGAAGTTCAGGAAAACGATGTCGAGAGCTCTCAAAACGAACTCCGTACTGCGGACGCTTGCGGTGGCTGATACCGTCGGTCAGATTTCAATGGACACGGCGCGTTTCAGGGACGCAACGCTTGCGGGACAGCAGCTCTCTACGCAGGCAGACCTTAACAGGTTTGTTGAACAGGCAACGGACGCGGAGCGTCAGGCGGTCGCCGACAGGCTCGGTATCGAAAATTGGGAAGCGCTCACAAATGAGCAATTCCACGATAAAATCACCGAATTTGTGGCGAACGGCGGCGTGCAGGAGTATCAGCAGGAGCGTAGCTATGTAAAAGAGGCGCAGGCGGTCGCTCCCGAAGCCGCGAGAAAGCACCTGCCGCGCATGGTAAACCTGCGCAACGACGGCACATACCGTTATACGCAGGGTGGCACCGATATTGCCATTACAAAGCGCGGGGACAGCTACTATGTGTATGACTACGAGAGCGGGCTCATGTCAAAGGCTCTTTCTCGGACGGAAACAAACCGCGTGCTACGCGAGATACACACGAACGAGCAGAACTATCAGAACGGCGTCAGACAGCATACGGAAGCGCAGAACAGGCTCCGTGAGCAGGCGGCGGAGATTGATACATACGCCCGTGAGAACATCTCCGAATATAAGAATTTGAGTGCGGCGGGGCAGGCTGCAATCAGGGCGACCATTCGTCAAGGCAGAGCTGCGGGCGTGCAGGAGGACTTTGTGCTTTCTTGCGCCCGTGTTTCCGCGCGCTCTGGACTTCGCGTGGTGTTCAGCAAAGAAGCGTCTTTCGTGGCGGCAAACGGCTCTTATGCGGACGGCGCGATTGACCTGAAAAACAACCGTATCATCATCAACCCCGAGGCAAAGAGCAGGTCGGGCGAGAGCGTTCTCATTCACGAGCTTACGCACGCTATTTACAACGAGACGGACGGCTCTCTGACCGTTGCCGAGGGCTTGGAGACCATGACCGACGCCGAAAAGGAGAAAATTCGCAAGCGGTACGCGGCGGTCGGGCAGGGTAGCGCGGTGCAGGTCAGCGACGAGATCAACGCGCATTTTGCCGAACAGACGCTCTCGAACAGGAATATCCTTGAACGCCTTGTGCAGAAGAAGCAGACGCTCAAAGAAAAGATACTCGGCTTTTTCAAGAAGGCTCGCACGGACTATCAGAGCGACGAAAAGCTCACAGGGGCGGCGGCGCGGCTTTATCGGCAGTACAAAAAACTGTTCGATGAGTTTTCCGCGCGCAATCAGCGGTATTTAGGGGTGGAAAATGCCTCCGAACAGGCAGGAACTGCCGAGCAAAATCAAGGTACATACGCTTTACAGGAAGCGTTGCAGACTCTCGGAGATTATGACGCTACACGCCGCAGGCATATTGAGAGCAATGAAAACGACCGTGTGTCCCGCAATTATGATGAGATTGTGGACTTTATCAAGTCTGCGACAAAAGAAATGCCCGTCCGCCGCCTGCATATAGGGACGATAAGTGATAATACTGCGGCTTTGGTGCAGGAAAAGACAGGCGTAAATATCAAGGGCTACGATTTTGTTTTAGCGAGCAATTTTATCTCTCATATTTTCGATTCGCACGGCAGGACTGCGACGGAAGCACCGAGGGGCCAGACGGCTGTCAATTACAGCAATATTGAGAATATTCTTGAAACTGTGATTGCGCCTGATGATGTTTCTATTGTGAGCGACAATACAGGGACTGCGTTGCGTTTTGAGAAAATGCTTGACGGGAGAAATGTCGCAATCACGATTACCTCCACGAAAAAAAGCACTCTTACGTTAAAGAGTGCTTGGATCATAAATCAAAAAAGTGGAGGTCGTACACCGTCAGCAAGTGCAGATACCCTTGCAGGAACGTCCGAAACGAACGGCAGAAACTCCACTACTGATAGTATATCGCAAAACAGGGAAAATGTCAACTCCGAATCGCAAAAAGGCAAAAAATTCGCTTTGGCAGGTGAAACGAGTGAAACCGCAGACCTTTCTATGCTTGAAAAGGCAAAGCAGTTGCAGGCGGCGGGAGAGGACAGCGAGACGATACGGAAGGAGACGGGGTGGTTTGTCGGGTATGACAATCAATGGAGATATGAGATCGACGATTCCGCGGCAACCCTTGTAGAAAAACCTGCTTTTGAAAGCCATTCTACGGAGGACGGGGGTTATCGTACAGCAAAACTCGGCGATGTAATGCAACACGAAAAGCTGTATGCCGCATATCCGTTTTTGAAAGATATTACGGTCATTTTACAGGAGACGAATACGGGGGTTTACGGCTCGGCTTTCGCAGAGGACGGGCAAATCGTCTTGGATCAGCGACTGTTTACGAGAACGTCGAAAGAGTATCAAAGATACCTTGAAAACAGGCAGCCTGAAATCAAGCGAATTGAACAAACGCCCGAATATCGGGAGTACAACAGATTTTACACGGACGAAAGCCTGCAAGAGACGTTATCTGCCGAGGAGTGGCTTGCGCAGGAGGAGGCGGCAAGAAATAAATTTTTTGCTTCCGAGCTCGGGAAAAGGTACCATGAGCTTATGTGGGGCAAACCGAATGTCGCTACAACCGAACTCGGGTGGTCTGACAAAGCAAAGTCTGTTCTTATGCACGAGGTGCAGCACCTGATTCAGGCGCATGAGGGCTTTGCAAGTGGATCAAGCGAAACATATTGGTATGACCGCCTGCTGAAACAGTACAGGAGTGAGGCGGCGACTGTCCGTGAGAAGTTTTTGAAGCTCCGCATGGAGGCTTCGCCCGAATTACAGCAAGCCATGTACGACATGGAGGACGTTCTAAATCGCTTTGATGTTTCGACGTCATCTATCGCAAGGGCATACGACAATGCTGCGCAATATGCTAAAAACGATAGTCAGAGAGATATTTTGTGGGACTATACGCAGGCATATAGCAAGCTCGCCGATTTCTATAAAAACGGTCGTCGGTATGCGAGCGATATGTACACAAACACGGCGGGCGAAATAGAGGCTCGGGACGTGTCGTCGCGGCTGGAAATGACGGAAGAACAAAGGCGCGAAACAAGACCTGACATTGACAGGCGCAAAGTGTATTTTTCCGAAAAGAACGGAGGAGGAGATTCGCGCAGTTATGCCTTGCCTGAAACCGATACCGCAGGGGAAAGCCTTTCGCAAGGGCAGAGAGAGTATTTCAAGAACAGCAAGGTCGTTGATGACAACGGAAAGCTGCGCATTACCTATCATGGCTCTCCAAACAGATTTTTCACCTTTGACAGAGGACGTATAGGGAAAGGTAACGATCAGTTTGGGGCAGGCTTTTACTTTGCCACAAGCGAGGAAGCCTCGCGGAGTTACGGGGACAATGTTCACAAGACTTATCTCAACATCACAAAACCTATCGTCATCAACAGGACGGCGGACGGCGGCGATCTCTTCGACGTAAAAATTACGCAAAAGCAGGCGTATGAGATACTCAAACGGCACCCGCTTATTTACGATCCCGAAAGTTCTCCTCTCGGCGATATGTTCGAGGAATATTGGGAAGTCGGGGCAAAGGACTACATGATACGCGAAGCCGCGAAGAATTTTAATTCGATAGGCTTGCTTGACAGCGATTTCCTTGCTTACAGAGATTATCCGAACGAGCTGCACGAGGCTATCCGCGACGTGTTGGGCTACGACGGCGTGGAGGTACGATTTGACAATACGGGCGACAGATTCTATGTCGCATGGTTTGAAAATCAGATTAAGCTCACGACGAACAAGCAGCCCACAAGGGACGCCGATATTCGTTTCGCTCTCTCTGACAGCGTGGTAAACGTCGATAGTGCAAACGAAACGGCGGCGTGGACGTCTGAGCGCGTAACAGACCTTATCGACCGCTACGGGGCAACAAACCCGCGCTATACGCAGGCTTACGCGACGTGGATCAACCCTGCTGACTTCGTAAAAGCAACGACGGTAAATCAGACGCGCCGCAATCAGATTTACGACGAGGCGGGCAATCTCGATATTGACGCGCTCTCGCGTGAAACGCAGACGCCGTATCTCACCGTGGACTATGAGACAATGCGTATTGTCGGGCACGAGGGCAGACACCGTATGGCTGCGCTTGCGAAAGCAGGCGTAAAGCGTGTTGCGGTGGCGATTCGCTTTACGGAAAATTCTTTGAGCAGATACGACGCGCGCATTATGGACGGCGAGCACAAGCTCAAAGGGCAGACATTCTCATCTTGGGACGCCGACGCGCAGCGCGTAAGAACGCGCACGAGCCATAATTCCGCCGCCGTCGGAACGCTTGTGCCTATCAACGCGGCGTATTCGGCGCAGCTCTCCGAGTTCACGAGCGAACGCGGGGTGCGTTTCGCCCTTGACAGTTCCGAGGACGGGAACGCGCAGACACGCGGCAATTATTCCGTCGGGCAGAGAGCCCGCTTTGCCGCGAATAATACGGGTATGCGCGTATATACCAAAGCGGAGGCGGCGGAGGTCATCAACTCCATTATTGAGGAGCGGCTTGTATTCGAGGAAATCGGAATGCAGGGCGAGCTGCGCGGGAAAGACAGGCAGGCTGTCATTGACTATCTGTTCCAAAAGCTCAACACGGCAAAAGAGGGCTACCGCGGCGGCGTTGCGTTAAAAATCGCAGACTTCATGATCGAGCATACCGTCCTTACGGATATGTACGCCGACAGCAACGGAGAAGTCTCCGAGGCTATGCGTAGGTTGTCTGTACTGCGTCGGTATATGCACAAAATCGACCTGCGGCACATTCAGGGCGAGATACAGTATCGCTTTGACAGGAAAAACAGTATCAACCTCGTTTGGGGAGCCAAAGAGGGCGGCATTGCGCCCGATACTCTCCCGCAACTTTTAGCCGATGAGGGTATTTTTATTGACGCGGTAAATGAGGCAGACTGTTTCCTGCAAATGGTCGAGATGTATGAGGACGCGCGGGCGGCGGTCAACAATGCAACGGAGAGCGTTATGCTTTCGACCTATGGAGACGCACGGACTATTAAAGACCTGCGTCAGCAGATTGCCCGCGACATTCTGAACGCTTACGAGCAGAAAGGCAGAAAGTCGAAGTACGCAAAGCTCGTGGAGAAGTACACAAAACAGATCGCAGAACTCAAACAGCGGCTGCGTGAGGCAAACGCGAACAACAGGCTCATCAACAGTATCGTGGATCAGGCGCAGAAAATGCGCGATCTCAAACTCGGCACGTTCCAAAACGCAACGCAGTACGATACAGAGATTTTCAGGAGTTCGATTGAAAAGCTCGGCAAAATCAAGTTCAGGGGCAACTTTAATATCGCAGGCACGCGCAAAATCATGGCTGACCTGCGGACGTGGTACACCAAAGAAAACCCGCTACTCGCCGATACCTATGAGGAGGGCATTGCAGATATGCTTGATACGGTGGCGAACGGGACGAAAGGCTATACGAAAGACGAATTGCGCATGATAAACAATCTCATGGCTTATTTCACAAACTTTGTGGAGAAGTTCAATAAAGTTTATCGTCAGGGCAGGTGGGTTGACGCCGTACCCGAAGCGACGCGGTACATCGAGACCATACATAACAATGAGCAGGTCAAGGTCGGTCTGTTCAGGAAGATTGCGGGCTCAACGTATATGCAGACATTCGGCGATCCTATGTCGGTAGCGCGGCGTATGGATATGTACGAGAGCGGTTTCTATACCGAAATGCTTACAGAGCTGCGAGAGGCGGCTATTGACGCCGAAATCACCGAAATGGAGATCAGGCAGGACTATGACGCATTCATGAAAAAGAACAGGAAGTATCTCTCGCAAGCGGTGAAGCAAACGGTCGAATATCGTGGTGTTGCAATTCCGAGAATGCACCTCATCAGTCTCTACATGACGCTCAAACGGGCCCATGCGCAGGCAGGTCTTGCGCAGAACGGGTTTGCGTTTACGGACGCGGGCGGGAAGCGCGTGCGCGTGGACGGCTTTGCCCCTGAAATTACAGAGGAGAGCGATCTCCGCGCCGCCGCCATAGAGGAGCAGGCGAGAATTGCAGAGCTCTTGTCGGAAACGGACAAAGAGTACATAGCGATTTTGGAAAAAGCCTTTAACGAGGACGCGAAGAAACTCAAAGCCGAAAGAGATATGCAGCGGCTCGGCTTTACAAACGCCACGGAGGACTATTACTATCCGATCAGGCGCGGCAACATCGCAAAGAATGTTGATACGTCCGATATTCAAGGCGAGCTCGACAGGGTAAGCAGCGCGTCGTTTAACAAAGATACCGTGCGCGGTGCGAAACAGGAGCTGTTTATCGAAGCGGCGGACACGGTATTCAACAGGCATATTCACGCCGTCGCGCAGTATGCCGCGCTCTCGCCCGCGATTGAGACGTACAACAAGCTCTACAACTTGGATATAGGAGGGAACGCAAACAAGCCCGTGAGCGTTGCGACGGAGAGCGCAAACACTTGGGCAAAAGGCAACAGGTATTTTTCAAAGCTCATCTCTGACATTCAAGGAATACCCGCCTCGTCAAGCGAGGGTATGCGTGTGCTCGGCTTTATTCGCGGAAGCTACGCGAAGTTTCAGCTCGGCGCAAACCCGAAAGTATGGGTTACGCAGCTTTCGTCATTGTTTGCGGCGTCAAGCATACTTGACGCGAGCAGTATTACGCGCGGAATGTTTGTGTCCTCAAAAGACATTGACACCTATTGCCCGCTTGCGAAGCTGCGCGCGCAGGACAATACGGCAGCTATGGCGCAGGGCTTGTTTGATAAGGTCGGCAGGGTTTCCAATGCGCTTATGGCTCCTATCGGCAAAATGGATAGGTTTGTTGTCCGCCGCCTGTTCGGTGCTTGTCAGGTGCAGGTGCAAAAGAACGGCGGAGCAAAGATCGGCACCGAGGCAAACAAGATAGAGGCAGGAAAGCTGTTAAAGCGGGTTATCCTCGAAACGCAGCAGAACTCTCTCGCAACGGAACGCTCGGCTGCAATGCGTTCGGGCAATGAGATCATGCGTACCGTAACGATGTTCTCGGCGGACAGCATGAAAGTCATCGGGCGCGTCATTGATTCGGTCGGCGAACTCTCAACACTCAAAGCAAAACTGCGAATGACTACGGACACGGAGCGCATAGCCACTCTGCGCACGCAGATAAAAGCTGCGCGGAAAAAAGTGTTTAAGTCTGTAACGGCTCTCGCAACCTCTGCGCTGTTTATGGCGGCTATTGCGCAGCTTTTCAGTTGGCTGTACAACAAGGACAGGGACGACGACGAGACGGTTGGACAGCAGGTTTTTGTGGACTTCATCGGCAATTTGTTTGGTGGCTTGCCGCTTATCCGAGACGTGTACACGCGCATTGCGGAGGGGTACGAGCTCGACAATTATGCCTATTCCGCACTCAATGACCTGCTCGACAGCGCGGTGAACTTGTTTGATACCGTCGGCGGGATCGTGTCGGGAGAAGAAAGCGACGCGAAAGTGGCGTCTCGTATCAAGAATTTGGCGTATTCGATAGGGCAGATTTTCGGTATTCCGACGCGGAATATCTACAACGTGTTTTACGGGCTCACAAAGCGTATCAGTCCGACGACGGCGTATCAGATCGACGAGGCGTTCTATGCGAAAAACTATGTAACTGACCTCAACAAGGCGATTGAGAGCGACGATACGGACATGATCGCCATGCTTACGAGCATGATCTTCGGCGAGAGAATGGGCAATACGACCATGAGCGACGCCGTGCGCGACAAGTTCGTTGACTTGTACTCAAAAGGCTACTCTGTGCTGCCGCGCAGCATAGGAGATACTATCTCTTATGGCGGCGTTGAAATTCCGCTTACGGACGATGAATACGCCCGTTTCAGGGCAATTTACGCGCAGTCTATGAAAGACATTGAAAAGATGATGAACGGCGGCGCGTTCAAAGTTCTGTCAGAGGAAATGCAGGCGAAAGCCATAAAGCAGGTGTACGACGCATATTATTACGACGCGCTCTCTGACTTGGTGGGCGTGGACGAGCGCACGACGATAGGCGAGCTGTCAAAATGGATAGACATGAGCAAGCTCTCCGTGGCATTTGTCGGTCTGTCCGATATTGAGTCGGAAAAGAACTCGAAAGGCGAGACGATTGCGGGCTCAAAGAAAAAGAACACGGTCAAATACCTGCTCAAACAAAACCTTCCTGACGGCGAGCGGCTACTGATCCTCTGTTATCGCGGATATACCATACAGGACGGCGATTATAGAGGGTACACGGCAAAACGGGCAAAGCGTATTCTGTTGCAGTACATCTTGAAACTGAACGGCACGCAGGCGGAAAAGGCTGCCCTCGCCGAAAAGTGCGGGTTTACCGTCCGAAATGGCAGAATTATCAGAGATTTTTAGGAGTTCTTTTGGTACTATGCCAAAACTATTGCCATTCTTCGATGAATATGCTATACTGATAATGCCACACAACGAAATAGAGTTACAGGGTTACATCTCGGCATAGGTGTTTCCTTTATTCCCTGTAACTCGCAGGTTGTGTGGCAACAATTAAGGGGTACATTCCAAACTATGCAGGGCGGCTCCTTAATCGGTGCCGCCCTTATTTTTATCCCGAGAGGGAAAGGAGCCTATGTCATGAAAACAAGAGGAAAAAAGAGGATAGTTATTCTGCTTTTCGTGGTTGTAATGGTTGTTTTCGCTACCTTTGCTTTTACGGCTTGCGGAGCAAAGGAAAATCAGCCAAACAGCAATGAAGAACAAGCTCAACAAAGCGACGAGACGCCCGATTATGAGGAGGTGGAGATCAGCACAAAAAATTATAGCGAATACCTTACCATAGGTATTGAGCTTGCGGATTCAAACATCGAATATATCGGTCAAAATGCTCTCGGTTTGGATAGGTACGTTCTTTCCTGCGTCGGAAACATCGAAATAAGTAAAACGGGAAACTTTCAGTTTGAAAGCGTTACGGTGCTGTGCGGCGTCATCGTTCAGGGCTGGCACGACGGAATGATAAGTGCGAATATCGAGCTCAACTACGACGGAGAGGGTAGATACTCTTTTCATTTGAGCAAAGAAAGTTCGTCAAATAAATTTGACCTGACGAGCCGCGACTGCAACGTAAGTGTTTACGGCGCAAAAGGGAAAGTCCGCATATATGAATAAAGCGTACATAAAATCAACAGTCCCCCGAACGCCTCTTTGCAATGCGTACCAGTCGGGGGCACTTAATTCAGGGAAATGGATATTTTATTTGTTTTACTTGCGCTGATTCCTTGCGCTGCGGCGGTGTTTTGGTGCTTTGAACTTGGAGGCGGGAAAAACGGCGCGATTGGCTTTGGTATTGGCGGGATAGCGTGTCTGTTTTTTTCGGGCGCGTTAATAATAGGCGCGTGGAGGAGCGATACGGGCGGCGACAGGCTGTATTTTGCGATAGCCGCGGTCGTTTTAATTGCGCTATCGGTAGTGCTATACAAGATTTGGAAGCGAAAAAGATAAGGCTGTGCGGTCTCCGTTCAGCCTTATTTCATTATAAATTGCGACTAAACGCCGTTTAATCTGTGTTATCATAGATAATAGGAGGTGCACAAGTAGATGTTGAGCATAACGCCTGCTGTGAAATCTGATATTACGCATATCGTTTGTCCTCATTGCAAAGAGAAGCTCGCCCGCGTCGGTTTGCATAAAAGCAGCAAGATTGACGGGTTGACGTTCAAGTGCAGGAAGTGCGGCAAGCTGTGGAACGTGAAAACTGAATAGCTTGTGCGATTGCACGGTAAACATTGTTTTGTGCCAAAGTCCCGAGAGACAGAGCCCTATTCGCCAAAGGTGGCGGTGGGGCTTTTTTGTTTCTCAAAAATCTTAAAAAAGGAGGAGACAGCTTTTATGAAACCGAGCAGAGATAACAGGTTTGCCACGAACAAGGGCGGCATTATCAAGGCTCCCAAGTCCGTGGGCTCCGATTCGCCAAAGGCTACGGTCGTAAAGGGTAACGATCTTCGGAGCGGAAAAAAGAGCGGCAAAAAGTAATCTATCCCAAAAATTTGAAAGGAGGAACAGACGATCATGGGAAAAGAGCAGAATATCGAGCTCGACGAAGAAAAAAAGGACGGCGTTCAGGGCGAGGAAACTGACGACGAAACCGAAAAGGACGACGAGTTCGAGTATGATGACGACGGGAATATCATTATCCCCGACGTAATCGAGGACGAAGATCAGGGCGATGACGGCGACGATGACGCCGCCGATACCGATGACGACACGGACGACGAGGACGAGGGCGATGACGGCGACGATGACGAGGACAAAGAGCCGAAAGAGCCCGAAGCCAAACCCGAGGGCAAGGACGAGAAAGACGCGCAGATCGAGGCTCTCCAAAAGAAGCTCGAAGCGCAGGGCAAAGAGTATGAAGCCCTGAAAGCTCAAAGCGCGGACACGCTCGCCAAGCTGGGCGTAAAGTCGGACAATGTGTTGGAGGGGCTCGAAAAGGTGGCTGCCGAATCGGACGATATGTCGCTTGACGATTATCGGAAGAAAAAGGCAGAGAGTCAACGTGAGGACGCTGCGAGAAAGCTCTATCAGCAGGCTGAATTTGAAAAGAAAATGCAGTCTGACTTTTCAGAGATACAGCGCGAGTTCCCCGAAACCCGAGGTCTGAAATCTCTCCGCGAGATCGAAAATCTTGCAAAGTTCGGGAGGTTTAGGGACTTGGGGCTGTCCCCGAAAGAAGCGTATGCGGCGGCAAACCCCGACAGCGTGCGCAAGAGCGTCGCGGCAGCGACGAAACAGCAGTCGTTAAACGAAACGAAAGCTCATCTGAAATCTGCCGTGCCCGCAGGCTCCAAAGATGACGGGATCGCTATCTCAAAAAAGGAGCTTAAAGAGTGGAGAGACCTGTTTCCGAATCTGTCGGATAAGGAGATCAGCAAACTCTACAAAGAATCAGCAAAAAAATAAAAAGGAGATTTTTCTATGTTCAAACTCATCAAGATAGAGAACGCGAGAATGAACGTGCCCGAGCCCGTTTTCCACGAAGTAACGGAGGACGAGGCGGTGGTTATGGGCGAGGCTCTCGTTCTTACGAGTGGTAAGCTCACGAAATGCGGAGCTACGGCAAAGCCCGAGTTTATCGCTATGGCAGACTGCGCGGCGGACGCGACAAAGCGTCTCATTCCCGCTGCGCGCGTGGAGCCGAATCAGCTCTACGAGGTGCCCGTACAGGCGGCTCCAACGAGCCTCGTTGAGGGCAGCAAAGTAACCCTGCACACGGACGGCTTGCAGGTAACGGCGACGACCACGGACGGCGTTGTAACTGTTGAAAGCCTCAACGGTGCAGCGGCGGCAGGCGATATTATCGTCGTCAGAATCGTATAAAGGGAGGTACAGACAACAATGTCGAATTTCATTTACAGCGCAATGTCGGGCAAGAACGATCCCATGTTCGGGAAGTTCGAGCACCCGATCAAAGCACTCATCGAGAACGAGTCGAACATCTGCGAGAAGCGCAAGACCATTCTCGATACCCTTTTCAACGTGGAGAAGTCCAACAGATACGCCGAGACGATCATGGGCGAGTCTGATTTCTCTACGTTCATGAGCAAGCAGGAAGGGCAGGGAGCCGAGAACGACAACGTGGAGCCCACGTTCAAAAAGACTATCGAGCACATCGAGTTCGCCAAAGAGTTCACCATTACCCGAAAAATGGCGGACGACGCGAAGTTCGGTATCGGTGCCGACATGAAGAACAAGCCCCGCAAGTTCGTCCGCGCCTACTACAATACGCGCGTCAAGATCGCAGCGCAGGCACTCATCAACGGCACGAACAAGACGATGACGTTCAACAAGGCAAAGGTCGATCTGACCTGTGCGGACGAGCTCGCCCTGTTCCACAAAGCGCACCCGTATTTCACCGACAAGATGAAAGGCAAGACGCAGAGCAACTATTTCTACGGCGAGATCACGGGCTCCGCGGGCGTGCTTGAAGAATCTCTCGGCGTTCTCGCCAACAAGGTGAGGAACTTCAGGGACGAAAACGGCGAGGTCATGGAGTACGTCGCCGACATCGTGGTCGTTCCCTGCAACCGCCCGAAGCTCGAAAACATGATGAAGAAAGTCATCGGTTCCGAGCGCACGGTCGGCAGCGACTACAACGACATCAACACGCAGTACGGCAACTGGACGCTCGTCGTGCTTGACGGGTGGGAGACGACCGATGACAGGTTCATGGTTATGTCGAAAGAGGCAAACGAAAACCTGCTCGGCAATATGTTCTACAACCGCGTCCCTCTCGACATCACGAGCGACATCGACAAGCACACCCGCAACTACTTCTGGAACGGGTACTGCCGTTTCGGTGTCGGCTTCAACACATGGAAGCACATCGCCCTCGCCGTGAACGCAACGTCCCTTTCCGACGCAACCGCGCTTTGAGACAGGTGCCGCGGGAGGTAGGTCATGAACGTAGCTGAACTCTATTTACAGACTGCGCAGCTCGGGTTTGAGACCACTCTCGAAGATAGCGACAGGTTTTATTTCGCGGCAAATCGTGCGCTTTTGCAGGTCTGCAAGGTCAGACCTGCAATAAGGCATTGCCTCATCAATCATAAACCGCTTGCAAACCTGATAAGGCAGGACACCTTTTCGCCGATTGAGAAAATCGAGGATATTACTTATGAGGCGGAGGGGGCAAAAGCGTATTACTTCGAGGCGGACGGCAACGGCGTTCTGTACCTCGAAGAATACATTACGGACACGGGGGAATGGCGCATTTTCGGCGAGATTCCGCTGCAATCAAAGCAGATTTTCGTGCCGTATAGGGGCTTTATCAAAAAGCAGGGCGCGTTTGTAAGCGGTCGTATTCGGTTGCGTTTTGCGGGAGAGTATCTGTATTCCGTGAAAAACGTCGCGCTGTATCAGTATCTGTACGGCGGCGAAGTGGCAGACATTCCCGCGTACGAGGCTTATACGCGGTATGACGTGAAAAAACTTGTTTCCGACTTCATGGCTCTGTGTAGTCCGCCTATCAGAGAGGAGGAGGAAAACACCCTGCTCAATCAAAATTACGAGCAAGAGGGCGACAGTATCATTCTGCTGCCCTATGACAAGCGCGGAGTGTACAAGGTGCTTTACGAGCACCGACCGACCGCGATTGAAAATACGGGCGCAACGACGGAGGACACGCAGGAGCTCGATCTTGATGATGAGCTCTGCTCGCTTATGCCGATACTTGTTGCTGCGTATGTTTGGATCGAGGACGAGCCCGAGAAGTCCGAATACTACATGAGCCTTTACAGGGAACGTGTACAGGAGATCGTGCTCTCTCACAAAGATACCTCGCCCGTTTTGATTAAAAACGTGAACGGGTGGTAAGCAGCATGGCATACAAAACGAGTAAAAACCTATTGACCGAAAAGGACGTCTATAATCGTTATTACGGCGATTTCCGCGGCGTGGACTTTTCAAGCGATCACACGCAGGTACACGAGCGGCGTCTTGCTTACATGGTCAATATGTTCAAGGACTATCAATCGGGGCAGGGGCAGGCAATCGAGACGATCGCGGGTTTCAGGCGGCGCGTTGTGCTGCCCGAGGCGAGCGAGATTTACGGTATTTTCAATTTTGCGCACAAAGACGCGGAGGGGAATACCGTTACAGACGTGCTCATTCACGCGGGCAACAAGCTGTATCTGTGGGCGAATTACCCGAACACGGTAAACGTCGTTCTTACAGACACAATCGAGGTGCCTGCTCCGACTTCGACAACAAACGGCACCCATACGTTCAAACAGACGCTTTCGGAAAACATCGTCGAGGTCGTCTCCCTCGCCACTATCAGCGGCGACGACCTGACGCCTACGATGAGCTACGATCCCGAAACGCGCGAGCTCACCTATGCAAGCAGCGTGCTTGCCGAGGGCGAGCGTCTCACGATGACGTATAAAGAGGGTGTCATCAAGACGCAGGACGCCCTTTACAGCGATATGAACAATCGCAGAAGTGCGTCCTTTATTTTCAACAACAGACTGTACATCATCGACGGGAAAAATTACCTTTTCTACGACGGCGAGACGGTCAACAAGGTAGTGGATAGTGCGTATATCCCGACGACGTACATCAACATCGTTCCGAGCGGTACAAATGCCGACAACGGCACGGAGTACGAGCAGAGGAATATGTTGCAGCCGAAGTTCAAGCATACGTTTATTGCCGACGGGACGACGACAGACTTCTACCTGAACGAAAACCTGCTCGACGAGGTGTCCGAGGTCAAGGTGTACGGCGTCGTAAAATCGGCAGGAACGGACTACACGGCAGACCTTGCAAACGGCGTCATCAAGTTTACGACTGCGCCCGCAAAGCCGCAGGACGTCGTGCAGGTCGCGGGCGAGGACGGCGCAGAGAACGTCATGTACCCCGAATTTTATGCGGGCATAGAGGTAACGGCGAAAAAGACGTACACGAGCGTTTCGGGCGTAACGGAGGAGGCGGACAACATTGCGGCTCTCATCACGGAGTGCACGCTTGCGGCGATCTACGATAACCGCGTGTTTCTTTCGGGAAACCCGAGTTATCCGAATCACGTTTTTTACTGCGGCAGGAACAGTACAGGCTTTGCCGATCCGTCGTATTTCGGCGTTCTGAACTATATGCAGGACGGCGTGGGAATATCGCCCATTACGGGCATGGTGGTCGTTGCCGACACGCTTATGGTGCTGAAAGGCGATACGCAGCAGGACGGCTTGACCTATTTCCATACGGCGACAGATTCGGGCAACGACATACAGCCGCGCATATACCCCGCGCAGCAGGGATTGAGCGGATCGGGCTGTCTCGGTGCTTGTATCAACTTCTTGGACGATCCCGTGTTCGTTTCCCGCCTCGGCGTAGAGGGCGTCGGTCAGCTCTCCGTTCGCTATGAGCGCGCGGTTGAGCACAGATCAAGCCTCATTGACGCAAAGCTCGTCAACATGAACTTGGAGACGGCTGTCTTGGAGGAGTGGAACGGTTACCTGCTTCTGCTCGTGGACGGCAACATCTTCATGGCAGACAGCAGGCAGCGGTACACGCACGACATCGGCGTCCCGCAGTATGAGTGGTATTACATCGAGGGCGTCGGCGTGTACGACGGGCAATACCCCGAGTACACCTATGCAACTTCTATTTTCGAGGAGCTGCAAGGCGCGTCCGTGCATTATTGCACAAAGTGTAAGAAAGGTGCGAAGTATTGCACCTGTGGAAACGACGACAACATCGTCGAGCTGCCCATACGCCTTGCAAATGCCGTTTATTACGCCGATACGAACGAGACGAAAGACCTTACGGGAACGGTCGTAAACGCGCCCGACGACAGCGGGAACGCGACGACGGAAGTATTCGACGAGGGCGTTACTGTTCAGATCGGAGACGAGAACTATACGCTCGGCGTGTACTTCACCGTGCACGAGGTGTATGACTTTTTCACGGGCGATTTGACGGGCTACGAGGCGTATCTGTGCGAGGGAAAAGGCAATCATATCGGCGGCGTATTCCGCAAGGCAACGACCGTCAAGAGTATGTTTGACAACATCTTTTTCGGCACGGAGAACGGCGTCGTCTGTTCGTTCAACTTCGATATGCGGAACAGTCAGGGCGAGATTCCGAGGCAGTATTATACGTTTGACGAGCGGACGATTTACAGCGGGTGCGCAACGAAAATGGACTGCTGCGACATTCCGCACCTCACGAAAAGCACGATAAAAAAATCGACAGTCATCAAGACAAAATCGTTGAGCTCGTCCGCGGCAAAAATCAAGGTCAGGACAAACCGAAAGGCTTACGAACAGATCGCGCGTATCAACAGCAGCCTGTTCTCGTTCGACGACATGGACTTCACGGACTTTACGTTCAATACGACGGAGCAAAGCCTGTTCGCAATCAAGGAAAAGGAGAAAAAGTGGGTTGAAAAGCAGTATTACATCTATTCCGATGAATACATGAAGCCGTTTTCTCTGTACTACGTCTCTTTCCGCTATCGTGTTGTCGGACGGCTCAAAAATTAAAGGAGGCTACATACATGAGTCTGAAAAAACTCTCGAATATAACTCCTGCGGAGCTGAAATCGAAAGGCGTTGTTTCGCTTGCGGACAAACCGAACGCGGCGGCGTCTTATGGCGTCGGCGGCTTGTCTCCGACCGCGCTCAAACTGTGGTTCGATCAGTTGAGCAAGCTGCTCGCCGACAAAATCAACGCCATTCAGGACGCATTGAGCGGGGATCAGGCGGCGGAGTATATCAAGCTCATACTTACAGGGCTTGACGACAGCAACGAGTCGGGCGAGTATAGCCTGCAAGACCTCTGCGACGCTTTCAAAGACGGCAAGTTCGCGGAGTATTTGCAGCTTTACGGCTCCGCCGCCGCAGAGAATTTGAGCTCATTGCAGGCAATCGTCAATGCCTTTGCGTTGGATATAAGCGAAACAAAAGAAACCGCAGACGCAGCAAAAGACGCGGCGGAGACAGCCGAAAACAACAGGATCACCGCAACAGCGGTTGAGTATCAGGAGGGAACGAGCGGGACGTCTGCGCCGACGGGCGCGTGGTCGTCGGCAATTCCTGCCGTGCAAGAGGGGCGTTACTTGTGGACGAGGGTTACACTCACTTTTGCAAGCGGCAGTACGGCTGTGTTCTATTCTGTCGGCAAAATCGGTGCGAGGGGCGACGATGTTTACAGTTTTGTCATCAGGGACGGCAATCTGATTCAGGTCAAAGCCTCGGCTGCGGACGATAATGTACAGTACGGCATTGATGAGTTCGGCTATTTAAGCGTTAAAATCAATTTTTAAGGAGGGCACAAAATGCCAAGCACAACTCTTAACTTGGGACGAGTAAAAGGCTCCATGTGGTACACGGGAACGGCGGACAGCAATGTTGACATCGCCTCCGCGCTGACCTCCGCGGGCTATACACCTATCAAGCTCGATATGTACCTTAATACGAGCAACGGCAACGTCTATCAGTATGCGCCCGTGGACGACGGGCTGCAATGGACGCTGAAAGGAAACCTGCGCGGCGCAAAAGGCGAGGGCTTTCAGATTAAAAAGACCTACGCAAGCGTATCTGCAATGAATGCGGGATATGCAACCGACGGGCTTCCTGTCGGCAGCTTCGTCATGATTTCAAGCAACGTCGAGGATCCCGACAACGCAAAACTCTACGTCAAGGGCGAGACCGCCTATTCGTTCGTTACGGACTTTTCGGGCGCGCAGGGCGTCAAAGGTGAAACGGGCGATAAGGGCGACAAAGGCGACGCAGGAACTGCCGCAACAGTTCAGGTCGGCACGGTAACGACGGGAGCCGCAGGCTCGCAGGCGTCTGTTACAAACGCGGGCAGCGCGAACGCCGCCGTCCTGAACTTCTCTATTCCCAAAGGGGACAAGGGCGACAAGGGCGATAAAGGCGATACGGGCGACGCCGCAACAGTTCAGGTCGGCACGACTACATCGGGTGCGGCGGGAAGTCAGCCGCAGGTTTCAAACGGCGGCACAGCGCAGGCAGTCGTCCTCAATTTCGTTATCCCCAAAGGGGACAAGGGCGACAAGGGCGATAAAGGCGATACGGGCGAGGACGGCAAGACGCCGACGTTTACCGTAAACGCAAACGGCGAGCTCATCGCTACGTTCGAGTAAGGAGGAACAGTTATGTCAGAGATAAATCTTGGGCGCGTGCAGGGCGGCGGGATATTCTATTCTACGGCGAGTTCGGGCACGAGCATTGCAAAATCGACGCTTACACCGACAGGGCTTGTTCCGCTTGTCGGAGATTGCGTCGTGTTCTCGAACGGAGACCTGCGCAAAATCACCGCTGTAAGCAGTACGAATGTAACGTGTGGGAGTGTTTCCGCGAACTTCAAGGGCGACAAGGGTGATACGGGTACTACAAGCTCGATTGTCAAAACTGCCGCAGAATGGGAGAGCCAAAACCCTGTTCTTGGAGCGGGCGTGTTTGGCTTTGATTCCACAAATAAAATCATCAAAGCGGGCGACGGCGTAACACCGTGGAAAACATTGCCTACGTTGCTTTCGACCGATTTCAGCTTTGGAAAAGCAAGCTGGTCGGATATTGCTGCGCTGTCAGAGAGCGGCAGCGCAGATAAATATTTCTCTGTCGGCGACGAAAAGACGATCTCTCTTACGACGGGCGAGCAGGTTACACTTGTCATTCTCGGCTTCGACCACGACGACCTCACGGGCGGCGGCAAAGCGGGCATGAGTATCGGTATGAAAAACTTGCTCGCAACGAAGTATCGCATGAATGCGACGGCTACAAACGAGGGCGGTTGGGACGAGAGCGAAATGCGCACCTCCACAATGGCAACCCTGCTCTCGCAGTTTCCGTCCGACTTGCAGAGCGTGATTAAGCAGGTCAACAAGAAAGCGACGGCAGGAGGTGCGAGCACGAGCATTACGTCGTCTGCCGATAAACTTTGGCTGTTTGCAGAGGTTGAGATTGACGGCACGACATCGGCAGGATATGCAGACGAGGGAGAACAGTACGAATATTGGAAAACAGTTAAAGACGGTACAGTCGCTGACGACAGGAAAAAGTATTTATCTAACGGCAGCGGCGCCGCGAGCTACTGGTGGTTGCGCTCGCCTGACGTCAGTAGTAGCAGCGTCTTCCGCTATATCGCTTCGTCGGGCAGCGTCGGCATCATCGGCGCGTACGTCACCTACGGCGTGTCCTTCGGCTTTTGCGTTTAATCTATCATCGCGCATATCCGCGCCCTTGTATGGGCGCGGAAAGAATAACAAGGAGGTAACTCATGACATACGGATTCAAAAACACGCCGATCGTGCCGCGGTCAAGCGGGGACGGGCTTATCGCAACTGCGCTTGACGGCGTGGTCTATACCGAAAACAGCCGTCTGCACGTCAAGGGGAACACGGCGCACTACGTCTATAAACCCGACGGCTCGCCCGTGGGGTGGTATGCGCGCAACATCAAGACCTGCGATGACATTTATCTTGGTGTCGGCGCAAGCCCTACGATTGAGCTTGAAAACATCGTGATTCAAAACACGAGCGTATGGAGCGCAATCAAACAGGAGGAGCCCGAGGAAACCGAGGAGGAGTAAGACGGAATGTCGGTACTTAAATCAAAACGCGGGGAAAGCGCAATGCAATTTCTTGAAACCGCAAGGGAGCTTGAAGTGTACACCATACGTCAATGCGCGCGCTTCCCAAAACGGTTTATGTTCCTTATCACAAAGGACATCGTTGCGCTCTCAAAGGCTGTGTATAACAACGTCAAAGCCGCAAACAGCGTCTATCCGACAAATGCGGCAGAGGTGCAGGTGCGGCGAAATTACCTTATCGCGGCAAATTGTGAGCTGCAATGCCTCATCTCGCAGCTTGACATCGCCCGCGAATTTGTGCGAAGTACCGCAGACAACAAACCGATTCAAAGCGGAGTGTGGCAGAAGTGGGTAGACCTTATAACGTCAGAGGCAAAGCTGATCTCGGCGTTGAAAAACAAGGACAAAGAACGCTTCAAAGCTCTGCTATGAATGCAGGTCATGTGCCGCAAAGTATTGCCAAGCGGCTCCGCGAACAACTGGTGGTTGCGCTCGCCTAACGTCAGTAATAGCAACAACTTCCGCTATATCAATTCGTCGGGCAACGTCAACAACAACAACGCGAACAACACCTACGGCGTGTCCTTACTACGGGCAATCGGAACTCCACGACGATAAACAGGTTGTACGGGGTAATACGTCAAATGAACAGCAAAGAACGGCATGAAGCGCGGTATCAGCGCAGGAAAATGAAACGCCTGCTGCGCAAGCGGCAGAAAGAGGCGAGAAACGGAGACTTCGACAAGGTGTTTACCTTTGATAATCTCTACACGGCATTCAGGAAGTGCTGCCTCGGCGTCGGTTGGAAAGCGAGCACGCAACGATTCAAGGCGAACGCGCTGCAAAACGTCAACGACATCTACCGCTCTTTGCACAACGGTACATATAAGAGCCGCGGCTTCTATGAGTTCGACATCGTGGAACGCGGCAAGGAACGGCACATAAAAAGCGTGCATATCTCCGAACGAGTCGTGCAGCGGTGTTTGTGCGACAATGCGCTTGTCCCTATGTTCAGCAGGTCGTTTATTTACGACAACGGGGCGTGCATGGCAAATAAGGGAATAGATTTTGCGGTAAGGAGGCTTACTTGTCATCTGCAAAGATATTTCCGAAAATATGGTACGGACGGTTATGCGTTGGTGTTCGATTTCTCAAAGTATTTCGACAACATCGCGCACGAGCCGTTAAAGGCGACGGTCTGCAAGACGTTTTCCGATCCGCGCATAGTGCAGCTCGTGAACGGCTTTATAGACGATTTCGGCGAGGTGGGGCTCGGGCTCGGCAGTCAAATTTCGCAGGTGTCCGCGCTTATGCACCCAAACAAGCTCGACCACTACATCAAGGAGGGGCTGCGCATACAGGCATACGGTCGGTACATGGACGACGGGTATCTTGTTCATGAGAGCAAAGAACATCTGCAACATTGTCTGCAAGAGATCCGCCACCTTTGTGCCGAATTAGGGATAAAGCTCAACGAAAAGAAAACGCAGATCGTCAAGCTGTCCCGCGGGCTGAACTTTTTGAAACGTCGCTTTATTCTGACCGAAACGGGGAAAGTGATCGTTAAGCCCGCCCGCAAAGGCATAACGAAAATGCGGCGAAAACTGCGGACTTTCAAGCGGTGGCTCGTTGCAGGCAAGATGAAAATGGAGGATATACGGACATCGTACACCTCTTGGAAAGGACACATGAAGCAATGTAACGCCTATCGGACGATTTTAAGCACGGACGCATTGTTTGACAGCTTATTCGCGGATAGTGCGGCGGCATTTGACGGTTAAGGAGGTATGCAATGAATGCGTCAATCGCAAAGGCGCGAGCACTTGTTTGTGCCTGCGCTGAAAAACAAAAAGAGAACGGGCTCGTCGTTGGCACCGTGGTAGAGATTTACAAAAATCTTGTCAGAGCCGATGAGTGCAAGTTGTCGGACGCCGCCGAACGCGAGGAGCGGCAACGCTTTCAGCGTGAGGCAATCGTCGGCTGCC